CCACGGTCAACAAGACGGTGACCATGCTAAATGGGCTGCAGCAACTCCAAGCCAAGTTATCCAACGTGCATTGAATGGTAGTGATCATTTCCCTATCTTACTCGCTGCAGTTGCTAACAAATCATTGGAAGCGTTTTACACTGAAATTCCTGGAACATGGGCACCACTTGTCGATACCAAGAATGTAAGCGACTTCAAAGATTACAAAATGGTAACCTTGGGCGAAAACGCTGATCTGAAGTTGATCAACGAACACGGCGAGTACAAGAGATCAAGTCTGAATGAAAAACAAGAAACCATCAACGCTTTAACCTACGGTCGTACCCTAGGATTTAGTCGTCAGATGTTGATCAATGACGACATGGATGGCATGGCTGGTGTTCCACAAGCTTTCGCTGCATCTGTTGCTCGCCTTGAGTCTGACTTGTTTTGGAACTTGGTTATCAGTAACCCAACGATGAATGAAGACAGTAAAGCTGTTTTCCACGCAGATCACGGTAACTTAGGTACTGCTGGTGTTATCAGTAAGACTAGCTTATCCGAAGCTCGTAAGTCCGGTCGCTTACAGCGCGGTATTGCTCAACGTGACGGCTCAGAAAGCCTTGCTCGTTTGAACATCCAACATCGTTACTTGATTGTCGGCCCAGATTTGGAAACCAATGCAATTGAACAATTGGGTGCTGTTACTCCAGAACAGATTGCTTCCATCAATCAATTCACTGGCAAATACGTTGTTATCACCGAGCCTCGCCTTGATGATTACGATGCAGGTGGCGGTGCAGGCAAGGCCTGGTTCCTTGCAACTGATCCATCAGCTCAGGCTGGTCGTATCAAAGTTGCTTACTTGGACGGTAATCGCGCTCCATTCTTCGACAGTCGTGCACTGTTCGAAAATGACGGTGTTGAGTTTAAAGTAAGGCATGATGTTGGTTTTGCATTCAGCGACTTCCGTGGTTGGTTCCGTAACGACGGAGCATAATCTCAACTCCCTCCTTCGGGGGGGATTCTTTTTTCACTTATTAATTAAGGATTAATAATATGTCCACTTCAATTCAAGACGGTAATGTCATCACGGTTCAAGCAGCTGGAACAGTTGCTGTCGACCAAGTTCTTCAGATAGCCGATATCATTGGTATTGCTCAAAACAATGCACTCGTTGGCGAAGATGTAGAACTGGCAGTTATGGGTGTTTTCGGTAATATCCCTCGCACCAACATTGCTATCGCTCAAGGCGAAGCTGTATATTGGAACGGTACTGCGGTCACTGCATCTACTGCTGATAAGTTTTTAGGTCACAGTATGAAGGCCTATGTCGCTGCAACGACTCCTATCGAAGTTCGCTTAGCTCAAGACGCTATCCAGGCGTAAGTAAACCATGGACTGGAATGATCTTGCTGACTTAGTCATGCAGGGCGTTACATCCTCCGTGCTGAGTCAAGACGTCCTGTACCGAAAAAAAGAATCACTAGATTGGTTTACGGTATCGGGCGTCTTTTCTCGTCAGTACATTGGTCTCGATCAAACTACTGGCGAACAGTATGTAGGTCATAAACCCGCCCTCACTGTACGTGACGCTGATATACCCAATGGTCCTGAACTTGGTGATCACGTCAAAGTTGATGACGTCACATACCGAGTAGATAAACGCGAAGCAGATGGTTCATCTGCTGGAACAACTGTTCTTCTTAAGAAGGCTGGCATCTAATGCATTTTCGTAAACAGATTCGTAATGGCGTTACTCAGATACTCAAAGATGCAAATATAAATAGAGTGGGAAGCAATGTATTTCCATTCAAATTAATGGATACGGAATCTCAAGAAACACCATCGATCGCAGTGTATACGGTCAGTGAAACTGGTTCAAAATTTAATGAAAGTCCACGGATGCACGACAGGGACTTAACCCTTGTCATTGAGGTTCGCGATAAGCATCCTGACGATGACGGCACACTTCCAGATAATGTGGATGACCTGGCCAATGAAATCGAGAAGGCAATCCTTGACGATCCATTCCTTGGCACATTTGAAAATGAAACCTTCATAATTGAGGACACGGTTTACGCATCTACGAGTTACCAATTTGATGATGGTGATGACGAATACATTATGCATCAATCAATAAACTTTACGGTGAATTATAAATCTCAAGATTCTATCAGTCTCGATGAGCTCAATGCATTAAGGGAAGCTCATTATAGCATCAAACCTCAGCCTGCTACAATAGGTGATAGTGAAGATTTTACAGGGATTGTTACCTATGAAGATTAAAAAAATGTTATTATTGTTTATATGCTGTGTTATGTGCACGAGTTGTTTCCAAATGACTCGCAATGAGCAGGCACGCACGACTGAAGAAACCGACCAATATCGCGAGCGCACCTGGCAGGAAGTGGCATATAATACGGTCACTAAACCAGACGGCAGTATGCTCAAGACACCAGTTATATTAACTCTTCAGGAAAGTGAACACATAACCACTGATAAGCAAATTATGGAAAAACGCATGGACGATCGTCGCACCAGTGTTCCTACCGGCAATCTTATTGGCAAAGCACTCGGTGCCGCTGGTATACCCGGTGGTGGTCTCATAGGTAAGTTCCTTGATGGCATGAGTAAGCCTGAAGGTGGTGGATTAACGGGCATGGGTGGCACCAACGAGATTCTGATGCTTGCTGGCACAGCATGGGCCGCAGAGCGTAAGATGGCATCAAATAGACGTGCTCCAGTACCAAATCCACAACCGATACCTCCTGAGGGTCGAGTCAATGGAAATACTGGTCTGAGGGAAGAGAATGTGTGACGCATACCCGTTGCATAGAAATTTAAACAAGGTATCATGGGGAAAGTATGAAAATTTACGTTAAAGCATTAAGTGGTAAGACAGTACGTATCCCAGAGCAAAACCTTATGGTTGATGCTGATGGGTGCGAGGTTCGCTGTACGCCAAATGTCCTTCGTCGGCTTGCTGACGGTGACCTTGTTAAAGGCAAGGCTAAAAAAATCAAACCAATCAAATCAGAAGACGCTTCTGATGATAAAAATCAAACCGACAAAGGTGATAAATAATGGTACTCTCGATCAATAATTCACTGGTCCCTTTAACTCATATCGAAATCGATAACAGTGAAGCGAATCCAGGACAGGTCATCCAACAGCTGAAAACGCTCATGGTTGGTCAGCAGCTCGTAACTGCCACTAAAGCAGAAAAAACCTTGCAGACTTTGCGCAACGCAGATCAAGCAGGCTCGTTTTTTGGCATCGGCTCACACATGCACAATATGGCAATCACTTGGTTCCAGAACAATGTTCAAACCGAATTGTTTGCCATGGCTTTTGATGACGGAGCAGACACCGCAGCAACGGGTACATACACCGTTGTCGGTACCGCTACTGAAGATGGTGAGATTATCATCTACGTTGGTGGCCGAAGAATCGCTGTCCCTGTTGTTAACGGTGATGATGCCACAGCTATGGCCACTGCAATAAGTGTTGCGGTTAATGCTGATACGAGCTTACCAGTGGTAGGATCATTTGTACTTGGTGTGGCTACATGCACCTCTCGCCAAACTGGCTTAGTTGCAAATCAAATCAAAATACAACACGGTAACTTCGAAGGTGAAGATGAATTACCAGCAGGTGTTACCTCAGTCACTGTTGTGCCTATGGCAAGCGGTGCAGGTACATACGACATCGATGAGATCTTTACTGCGATCGGTGACGAGCAATTCCATTTATTCTTACACAGCTTTAACGACGCTACGAACATCGGTAAATTTGATGTTGCTCTCAGAGCTCGTAACGCTCACGATATTAAGAAAGATGGTTATGCGGTTACTTGCTTATCAGACTCTGTTTCAAATATCGATTCTGCTGTCTCTGTCTACAACAGTGAGTTCAACATTGTTCTTGCTGATGTAAATGGTGCCAGCGATTCATACCAGTTCGCATCTGCTCTCTGTGCACAGGTGGCTCTTGAAGGATCTAAAGATCCTGCTCGGCCATTCCAAACGCTCGCTATGCTTGGCACTATTGCTCCAGGAAAAACAAGCCGCACGGTTATCGCTGAACAACAACAGTTACTCGAAGCAGGCGCTGCCACATCTGTGGTTGATGCCAATGGCCAGACTCGGATTCAACGGGTTGTTATGACCTACAAGACCAATGAATTTGGTGCTGCTGATGGAAGTTATCGCGACCTGAATACATTACTTACTTTGAGCACCTATCGCTCAAGCTTTGACAATGTTCTTGCTGAAAAATATCCTCGCCATAAATTGGCCGATGACGGTGTTCGCGCTGCATTGGATCCAACACAGGCAATCATCACTCCTAAGCTTGCTAAGGCTGAAGCGATTGCTCACTTCATCGATATGGAAGAGCTTGGCTTAGTTGAAGGATCAACTCAGTTCAAGGCAAGCATTGTCGTTGAGCGTAACAAAGATGACGTCAACCGTTTGGACTTCTTGTTGAAACCAGACCTCATTAATCAATTCCGCATTGCCGGTGTCGAAATCAAGTTCTTACTCTAATTTAAACAAAAAAGGAATCACTCATGGGACGTGTTGGTGGTATAATTACTTTAAAAGTCAATGGGCAAACCTTCTCTGCCAAGGGCAACTTCACCTATGATATTGGTGAGAATCTCCGTAAGGCAGTCGTAGGTCATGACCGTGTGCATGGTTACAATGAATTACCTAAGCAGGCATTCATTGCTGGTGAAATCACCGACAGTGCAGACATTGACACAACTCTTCTTGCCAACTTTACAGCTGAGACAGTCACCCTTGACTTAGCTAATGGCAAGACCATCATGCTGCGACAAGCATGGTTTTCTGACCCACTCGAAGGCAACACTGAGGAAGGCAATATGGCAGTTCGTTTTGAATCTGCTGACGGTCAAGAAATCCCTGCATAATAACACGCATTAAGGAGCAATGTTATGGCTGAACGATCAGTAGTTAAGAGTTTCGAACTCAAGAAACCAATTAGCTTTGGCGAAGGTGAGGAAATCACGAAGGTCGATTTCTATGAACCTATCGGAAAAGATATAAGAACTATGCCTGCAGGAGCGACATCTCTCGATGATCTGATGAGGCTTGCTGTATTGATCTCAACTATTCCAAGCAATGGTATATTGGATAAATTTTGTAAAAAAGATACTCAAGAGGTCATTAAAATAGCACTAGGTTTTTTGGGCGATGGCGAATCCGAGGACGAGACCTAAAGTCGACTTTCGGAAGTTTCGCTCAAGGACTTAATTGGCAACCATCCCAAATTGACAACCTAACCTGGGACGATTTAGATTATTGGCTCGAAGCTATTCATGAGTATAATCTGGATGTAGAGAAGGAAAGGAAGTCGCAAGGATGAGCTACAAGGCGATTATCAATATTGATGTTCAAGCAAAAAGCCTTGAGCAATTCTGGAAAAAACTTCGGTCAGAATCAAATTCCGCTATACGTATGCTGGGCAAACAGGAAGCTCAGCTTAAAAAGACATTCGGTGAGCGAATGCAGATGCGGATGAAAAAATTCACACGGGGCATACGTGCGGTTTCTACGGAGACCAGATACTTACGTTTCGCTACTGCAGCTGGAATGGGATTTGCCATTAAGACGGCAATGGGTTTCGAAGAGCAGATGTTCCGCGCTGGATTTATCTTACGATCAAATAACAAAGAACTAGCTGAGATGAAGACACATGCTCGTGATCTCGCTAAGGGAACTATTTTTAGTCCCACTGAGATCGGTACTGCTGAGAAAGAATTGGCAAAGGCTGGTATCTCCCAAAAAGAGATCATGGATCAAATCGGCACCTTCGCTAAATTCGCACAGCTGACAGAGGCACCATTGGTTGACATGACCAGGGACACCGCAGCTGCTTTCAAATTATTGGGTAAAGAAGGTCAGACCGCAGCTGAGTTCATGAACATCCTGAGTGGATCTATGATGTCATCTCGCTTAACTGGCGTCGGCATGATGGAAGCTATCAAGTTCTCTGGGTCTGAATTACAGCACTACGAAGGTGATATCACCGACGTGGCGGCA